GCTCACTTAATTCTACTTTCTGCAATTCATTATATAACTATTTTCCGCACCTGCGTTTATATTATGTTCAAACAAATAATTACTACTTTTTTCTGCTTTTTAGAGTAATGCTTCCCGCACTATACAATCCTGCACCGAGAACTCAACTTACTCATTATGTATCAGCGGCTGCTTCTTCAACATCGCCTTCTGCGTCTTCCACACCTGTTCCATAATCGCCTTCACTTCTGCCATATCCTCTTCATAAACATTCCCGGTGCTGTTAACTCTCTTCGCAATCTGGTTCAGATTTCCACTGATTTTTCCAAGCGTTTCATTGTATTGCCTTAGATAAGAATAATCTACATCATAAACAAATCCAAAGAGTATTAGTGTCCGGATGTAATCCGAAGCACTCTTCCGCTTAGACAGTTCCACCTTCCTGTCCAGGATATATTTTCATTATCGCTCAAATAAATCTTCAGCTCATTTTTCCTCGTTCTGTTTGCTCTATCCTTTGCCATATCGTTCCATCCTTTCAAATGATTTTAAGGGTTAGGGAATTCTCCCTGAATGATAAATTTGAGTATTTCTTCTGTAGGAGAAATCACTCATTTTATCGCCTGTGAGGGAACACAGGCAGTGCTTGCTAAGTTAGTTTTTATCCTTTTCCTGCTCTATTGCCTTTTGTCCTTTCTGTGCCAGTTCAGCCAAGCGATTCTGCACCATTTCCCGTAAGTTTGGCAGTGCACTGCCTACGTTCACTTCCGTTCTTTTCCGCAGCTGAATAGCTTGGTAGATTTCTGCAAATCTAGCCCGATCAGCAACGATATTTTCTGACAGGCAGATATTCTGAAACCCCAGACGCTTTACGACTTCTCGGGTAACTTCATCAAAGCTTGCCATTGCCGCTTTCTCCTGATACATTCCGTAATGCCCGATTGCTTTACTGACTTGCTCCCAGCCTTCACTCCAATCAGAAGTCGCCGGACTTACTAGCTCTGCATAAATCTCCCGCAGTTCCGCAACGGTCGGCTTGAATTTATTTGTCAGCATATATTGTTGGAGTGCCTTGGATAAAATCTGATAGTCCAGATCATGTAATAGGGCGTACCACACATCCAACTCTTGTTCCGTCCCAATAAAATCTTCTCCATACATTGTCTGCATGGCTACAACCAGTGTTGCAAATTCCTGTTTAGTCACCAAAAACACCTCCCCTACTTTGTATCTTTTCACGCTCCAACCATGAACTTACATTGCTTCCGCTCACCTTTTCCTTTTTCCCTTTCAATGGGAAGAAATCTGTCTAGCCATTCTGAATTATCTGCTTAATTATTGCCACTTGTTCAGCAGGAGAATTTGATAAACTTTCCAGCTTATCAATGCAATAACCGATTGCTTTCCCCTTCACCTCCTTGCCATTTTCTTTTCGATATTCCAGATAAGAAAGAAACATACTATTCAGCACCGTATCAGCAAAGTAAGAAGGAACTTCTTCTATCTCTGGTTCTCCCTCTTTCTTTGGCTTCTTCTCTTCCTTTTCACTGTTCTCTATCTCTGGGTTACCAGAAATTTCTGTGGTGTTACCTTCCGTTACAGTTGCATTACATTGTAACGTTGCCTGCTCTTTTTCCTTTAGGAGCTTTTGATTCGCCCTATGATTTCTGACTCTCGATGCTGAAGCGCTCTCACTGCCAACCATGTCCTCCAAGTACAATAACTGTAACGATTGATCGTCCAAGAACACAGCCGCATGATATTGGCACAAAGCAGAAATCGTCAGCTTCACAAGTGCCGGTTTTTCTCCCGTATCCAATGCTATTTCCTCATCTAAGGTCGGCAAAATATGTTGATAGTAAATAATCCCTTCTGTATTAATTGCTTTTAACAACAGTTTCAGATAAAGCAGGACGATACTGTCTCCCTCCGGCAAAGTTCGCAGCTGTTTGATGATCAGTTCCTGAAAGAAACCCACCTGCAATTTCAACCAGTAATATCGTTTTCCTGCCATTTAGCATTTCCCTCCGCTCTGAATAAACGCCTCCAGCATACTTCTGTAAATGATGTAATGATAGCGGCTCTTTCCATCTTTCTTGATGGCATATCCAATCGGCAGCCGCTCCTGTCTCATCAAAAACTATAAGGTCACAACATCCATGTTAAGCAGCTTTGCAGCCTCTTTTGTCGTAACTCGTTCCATTAGCGTTCCTCCTCTCTATGTGTCTCCTCTTTGCAGCTTCTGACCTTCTTAATCGCCGAATTCAGCCGTTCAAGCTGTTTCCCCTTAGTCCTTCCTGAGCCATCTGCAAAGCGTAAATTCGGAAATTCCCATTGCTTCCGCCACTTCCCACTGCTTTACCTGATTTTGCTTCATCAGCAGTTTTACTTCATCTTTTTTCACTTGTTTCTCCTCCATATTTTTGTTGACATTGTTGCTGTTGTTGTCTATACTAATTATGTACTATATAGTACATATAAGCAATTCTGTTTCTTATATGGTACGAGCAAATATGATGTGTAAATGAAAGGAGTACATGAAAATGTTGACAAATCAAGATGAAATCCGGGAACGGATCATTCAAATCCGAAAAGAAAGGGGGGTATCACAGAACCAACTAGCAAAAGACTTTGGAATTTCCAGAACGCATTACTGCAACGTAGAGAACGGTAAGAAACCTGTAACAGAGAGCTTTCTCAAAGTACTAGCCAGCGGTTACAAGATCCCTATGGAAGCATTTATTCCTAATGAGAATGGAGATTTGATGCAATATTGCGAATGCACCAATGATTTTGTGAATGCAATCATTGATGACTATTTCAATTCCTTTGAAATACGCAAATACTACATTAACAAATATGAACAGCCTTATTACGGTGTCCTCTCCTATCTGCATGATATCGGCTATACGGTTGAATATGAACTTCTTCAGGAAGCCCATTTACAGGATTCCTTCGATTCTGCAACCGGATCTGTTGATGTAAAAAAATTTGCCGAAGATGGCGTGATCCACGTCTATTCAAATGAGACTGGAAAAGACGTTGCCCAGATACCATTAACCAAACTGTCTGAACTGGAAAAAGAAGTAAAAGATTTTGTAGAATATAAGCTATCTACATACAAGGTGGCTAATCCTACCAAACGTTCTGACCTGGTTCCGAAGTCCATTTATGCTTTTGATATTCCGAATGAAATTGCAAGAGTAAAACGCTACAAGGAATATGCAGAGTATTGCCTTAAACAATTAGAACAAATGCAGAAAGAAGGTTAAATATGAAGTTACCAAACTCTTACGGCAGCGTAATCAAGCTTGGTGGCAAACGACGAAAGCCCTACGCTGTCCGTATCTCGAAACTTGTGGAAGACGATACTGGGAAGGTCAAGCGAAAATACACCTACCTGGCTTACACCTACGGAACCTACATGAACGGCAATTTTAATACGTGCATGGGAAAACTCAAAATGAAACACCTGCCCCACGATGGCAGACACACCTTTGCTTCACTTATGGACAGCGCCGGAGCAAATGACGTATGTATCAAACTGATTATGGGACACAGTATGAAAAACGACACCACCAAGGGAACGTACACCCATAAGACTTTAGAAAAACTTCTTACAGAAGTGAACAAGATATAAAACAATAAATCAAGACTGATTGCTGGATACACTTATGATATTTCTTTTATTTAACGTCACACTTATGTTCAGCCTAAATCATCTTGAAAAGCAAAGGATGAAATGCTTCCAAAAGCATTCAAAATCAGTAAAAACGAGTGTATACCACCTGTATATCACTTGTGTATCACGTGTATATAACGACCTCAAAACAACGTAAATTATCTTCTATTTATGAATATTCTGACAATTCGCATGTCTTATCAATACATAAAGAAAAGCCCCAGAAATTCAACATTTCCAGGACTTCTCAATATCTTATATTATCTTAGAAATTCTTAATTAGCATACACCCTGAGCCAGCATAGCATCTACAACCTTCTCAAATCCGGCAATATTTGCACCGGCAACATAGTCAGTCTGTCCACCAACAGTTGCGTTGTATCTCTTTGCAGCGTCAGAAATGTTAGCGTAGATCGTCTCCATGATTCCTTTGAGTTTTCCATCAACTTCTTCGAATGTCCAGGAAAGTCTCTCGGAGTTCTGGCTCATCTCAAGTGCAGATGTAGCAACACCACCGGCATTGGCAGCTTTACCACCTACAAAGAGAACACCTTTCTCCTGTAAGTATTTGGTAGCTTCCAGTGTTGTAGGCATGTTAGCACCCTCTGTTACGGAAGTAACACCGTTTGCAACTAACATCTTAGCATCCTCAAGGTCTAACTCGTTCTGTGTAGCACATGGAAGAGCTAAATCTACTTTGTACTGCCATACACCGTGCTCACCATTCTGTTTTGCATGATACTCTGCAGATGATTTTGCAGCTGCGTACTCTGTCAGACGTGCACGTTTTACTTCTTTTACTTCTTTTAATAATGCAACATCGATTCCTTCCGGATCATAGATCCAGCCTGTAGAATCAGAACATGTTACAACTTTAACGCCTAACTGCTGTGCTTTCTCGATTGCGTAGATAGCTACGTTACCAGATCCGGAAACTGCGGCTGTCTTGCCTTCAAGACTCATGCCGTGATCTTTCCATAATGCGTTTGTCAGGTATAACAGACCATATCCGGTAGCCTGTGTACGGGCAAGAGATCCACCATAAGTAAGTCCTTTTCCTGTAAGAACTCCCTCGAAGGAACCACGGATTCTCTTATACTGACCAAACATGAAACCGATCTCTCTTGCGCCTGTTCCGATATCTCCGGCAGGTACGTCAACGTCTGCTCCGATGTATTTTGACAGCTCTGTCATAAAGCTCTGGCAGAATGCCATGATCTCTCTGTCTGATTTGCCCTTAGGATCGAAATCAGAACCACCTTTACCACCACCGATTGGAAGTGTTGTAAGTGAGTTTTTGAAAATCTGCTCAAATCCTAAGAATTTGATGATACCAAGGTTTACAGACGGATGAAGTCTTAAGCCGCCCTTGTACGGTCCGATCGCATTGTTAAACTGTACACGGAATCCTCTGTTTACCTGTACCTGTCCATTGTCGTCTACCCATGGAACGCGGAACATGATCTGACGATCCGGCTCTGTAATTCTCTCTAAGATTGCATTCTTTCTGTATAACTCTTCATTTGCATCAATAACAGGTCTTAAGGAATCAAGAACCTCTGTTACTGCCTGTAAAAATTCAGGCTGATCTGCATTTTTTTTCTTTACTACTTCGAGTACTTCATCAACGTATCCCATTTTACAATCTCTCCTTACTTAATTTAGTATATACTCCATACAATGTGCTTTACACTGCATGCTCCTAACGGTTCTCCCGCTGGTTTCGTTTTGACACACTTATTTTATTATAAAATGAATCCATGTGCAATATTTTTTTCTTTATTTCACTAAATTATTAAAGTTTCAAAGTGTA